GACCTACGTTCATCCAATGGTCTCACTACTATTGGCACTGACCTTAGCCCATCACGATCCGTCACCTTATGGGTGGCACATGACTTGTGAAAGGTTCTTACAACTTAGAGTTGAAACTCAGATGAGAGACGACATCGATCAAAAGTCGAAGTGGAATCTCATACATTACTTCAAATCAAAAGTTGAAGGTCAATGTGATGGTGTGTTTACCTAGGACGCAAGTAAGTCGCGGAACGGAGCGTTCATCCCATGTTAGATTTACTTCTATACACTACACTCAGTTGTCAAGATTCTGAAGCATTAATGCTCAGAATCACTAAGAACAAATCTGTACCACCTATGGTAAAGATTGAATTGGTTGAGACCGTAAGGGAAGCAACCGAACCTGAGTGTTACTGGGACGCAAACGACTAAAGGAACGGGCCTAAAAATCCAACTACTTTAGGAGTAAGACAAATGAACACCTTAAACCTGATCAAGAAGCAGATTGACAAAGCAGCAGCACTGCACGACGCACAGATTGCTATGACCGCATATCGTGGTGTACAGCATGAGTGTAAGCAGACTGGTGAAGAAATTCACGGCACTTTCTGCTATCGTGGTCGCACTTATGTAAAGTGATATGGAAATACTACAAATAACTGGGTTCGTAACCCTTTTCTCTGTAGCATTCATTTCACTGATATACGGAGAGATCAAAGTTCTTTCCAAATAATCACAGAGGGGTTTCATCCCCTCTTTTTTTATGTTATAATGTGGTGAAACAGCACAGTATTATGGAGAAAGACCGACTAAAACTCATTGTCCGAAACCTTGAATTACTTGTTGATTCACTGAAAGCAGAAGTGTATTCTGACGTGGATGCATATAAACCAAAAGATACTCCTTCCCGAGTATTGGATTATGACGAAGTATTTGAGGATGATGATGGATACCCGGACTAAAATCAAGAAAGTTAAAGAACTTTCTAAACTACTTGAAAGGTTGATCGCACAAGATCATCTTTATAGTGAAGAACGTATTAAAGAGATGAAAGAGGCTCTATCTTCTGTAAAGGAACAGATTGCAGAAATGGAAAAACAAAATTACAAAGGATTTGGTAAATGAGTGTAAAACTGGTAAGTGTAACTCCTGATGCGGAGAAGATGATGGCATACGTTGCTCGTGTGTCAAACCCTAATAATCAGGAAAATCCTAACTATGCAAAGTTGTTGGGTTACTGCATTAAGCACAACCACTGGTCTGTGTTTGAGCAAGCATTTATGACTCTGGAACTGGAGACTACTAGAGGTGTGGCAGCTCAAGTGCTGCGCCACCGTTCGTTCACATATCAAGAATTTTCACAACGGTATGCTGACAGTTCTATGTTGGCAGACACGATTCCTATGTTTGACCTGCGTCGTCAAGATACCAAGAATCGTCAAAACTCCATTGATGATATTGACCCGTTTGTGAAGCAAGAGTTTGAAATCAAGATTCGTCGTCATTTTGATGAGGCAATGGTCTTGTATCAATCTATGCTTGATTCTGGAATCGCAAAAGAGTGTGCTCGTTTTGTGCTTCCTCTTGCTACTCCTACTCGTCTTTACATGAGTGGTTCCTGTCGTTCTTGGATTCATTACATCACTCTGAGATCTGCTAATGGCACTCAGAAAGAGCACATGAATATTGCAGAAGAATGTAAGAAGATCTTTGTAGAGCAGTTTCCTACTTGTGCAGAAGCATTGGAATGGAAATAAAAGCTACTAGGTATTATAGTGGAGAACCAATAACTCCATTTGCTCCATTTTGGGATTATACAATTGCAATATGCAAACTTGATATTGATCTTGCATCGATGAAAGAATTGATCCTGAAAAAAGAGAAAGAAATCATAGAAGAATATCCTAAAGATAAATTTCCTCTTGTTGATGGTGGAACTGGTCTTGGTCTTGACAGTTTGACTTCAAGATTTAAGTACTTCAATCTCTTAACCTGGGATCATCCTGTATGTAAGCAACTACATGAAAGTATTCGGTCTCTTCACTTAAAATATCATAGGGAATTACTTAAAATGGATCCCCCAGATCTAAAAATTAGATGTTGGGCAAATGTTTTGAGGAAAGGTGAACGTATTAAAAAACATGTTCATGCAATTCATCGTGGTTCATATCTTAGTGGTCATTTTTGTGTAAGCACTATCGATAGTTCTACCAAGTATGTTCCTCCATATAAAACTGATAATGTGGATATTGAGGTAGAAAATGTTTCTGGTGAAATGACACTATTCCCCACATGTCTTCCACATTATACTACTGTTACTAAATCAGATGAACCAAGAATAACGATTGCCTTTGATATTATTCCTATTCAAGGAGTAAAACCGTATGACAATGAAAATTTAATTATTCTTTGATTATCTTTCAACTACCTATAATAAATATTTTTATCTTGGATTTTTAACAATGTCAACATATCCTGTAGTCAATAAAAAGACTGGTGAACAAAAACAAGTTGTGATGAGTATCCACGAATGGGATCAATGGAAAGAGGATAATCCAGATTGGATACGAGATTGGTCTGACCCATCAACCTGCCCGATGCCGGGAGAGGTTGGTGACTGGCAGAATAAACTGATTGCAAAAAATCCTGGTTGGAATGATGTGCTTGGAAAAGCAGCATCAGTTCCTGGTTCAAATATCAAGAAGCTTTAATATGGCAAGACGGAAAAGAGCATCTGCAACAGAGCAACCTATTGGAGTTGGACTGACTACGAAGCAGATGAAAAGAAAGAAACCGCTGAGTTCTAGTTACTTGGTGGATATTGATCCACTTACGGACAATCAAAAACAATTGTTTGATTCGTATAAGGAAGGAAAGCACTTAGTTGCATATGGTTGTGCAGGAACTGGTAAAACTTTTATTACCTTGTTCAATGCACTACGAGATGTGTTAAATGAAAACACTCCTTATGAGAGAATCTACCTTGTCAGGTCTCTTGTGGCAACCAGAGAGATTGGTTTCCTTCCCGGTTCTCATGAGGATAAGGCAGACATTTACCAAATTCCATATAAGAATATGGTGAAGTATATGTTCCAGATGCCAAGTGATGCTGACTTTGAGATGCTCTATGGTAATCTCAAGGCACAAGAATCAATCAAGTTCTGGTCCACATCTTTCTTACGTGGAACTACACTTGATAATGCGATTGTGATTGTTGATGAGTTTCAGAATCTCAACTTCCACGAACTTGACAGTATTATCACTCGTGTTGGTGAAAATACACGCATTTGCTTCTGTGGTGATGCACGTCAGTCTGATCTGAACAAGGCAAATGAAAGAAATGGTATCGTTGACTTTATGAACGTCTTGCGTAAAATGCCATCTTTTGATATAATCGAATTTGGGATTGATGATATTGTTCGTTCCGGTCTTGTCAAAGAATATCTCACTGCAAAAATGGAATCAGGTTTTTAATGTTTAATCATGTTGATATTAATCTCCCTCAACTTGAGAGGGAGACCATTGATGGGGTGAGATATTACTCTGTCCCCGATGAAGAAGAACTTCTCCGACTGGTCTCCATTACTTCGGTGACCAGTCATTTTAATAAAGAGATCTTTGTTAATTGGAGAAAGAAAGTTGGTAATGAAGAGGCAGATCGTATCACAAAACGTGCTACAAGTCGTGGTACGGATATGCACACTCTGACCGAACATTATCTGAAGAATGAAGATCTTCCTAAGGTTCAACCCATTTCAGACTTCTTGTTTAAGATCTCTAAACATAAGTTAAAGAATATAAATAATATTCATGCCCTGGAAGGTTCCCTATATAGTAAACAGTTAGGGATTGCGGGCACTGTCGATTGTATTGCAGAATACGAGGGTGAGTTAGCAATAATTGACTTTAAGACATCAGCAAAACCAAAACCACGAGAGTGGATCGATCACTATTTTGTACAGTGCATGGCATATGGTTGTATGCTGTACGAACTGACAGGAATTTCTGTCAAAAAACTTGTAATTATCATGGCATGTGAAAATGGAGAATGCGTCGTCTATGAAGAACGAGACAAATCAAAGTACATCAAACTTCTTACCGAATACATTAGAAAGTTTGTTAGAGATAAACTGGAACTCTATGGAACCAAATAAAGAACTAGAGCAGGCAATTCAGAGCAAATTTTTAACACCTTCTAAGTTTGCTATTGAAATTGAAAAGATTGTTGCCGAAGAAAAAATCAATTACATTGATGCAATCGTACACTATTGCGAACTCAATGAACTTGAGGTAGAATCGGTGACTAAACTTGTATCCAAACCACTGAAAGAAAAACTGAAGTGGGATGCTACGAGACTTAACTTTATGAAACGAACTTCGAGAGCAAAATTGCCTTTATGAAAGTGACTCCATTTGATACCTACCAACATTATTTGTCACTCAAAAATCATTTCACAAATCCAAAATACGATTTCTTCAAGTATGGTGCGAAGACCCGTGCCAGTATGGCATCCTTCAATAAAAGGAAGGACAAATACTGGTTCGAAAAAACTTCACGCAAATATTCTGATGAGGAAGTCGTAGATTTTCTTGTATCCAATTTCACTGCCGCAGATAACCCACAAAACCTATGGATTGGAGAAATTATCAATTCTGGCGAAAGGACTTACGCCGATTGGAAAAAGAGGAAACAGAGTTCGACTTACTTATTCAAAGAACAAAGCAACGAATTACTCTCGAACAACGAATTAGAGAGTCTATTCGATTGTTCGAAAGGGCACCCAATCCTATTAAAAAAGTTTCTTGGTGGAAACGTAAGTCTTGAGACGATGGTCATCTATGATAGAATCTTCTCGTTTAGGAAAAAGTTTGACAAGAAACTGACTGATCCCGTGTGGGAAACCGTCAGTTTGAAAATTCAAAAGTATAATCCTTTCCTAAATATTGACGTATTCAAGTTTAAAAAAATCTTACGGGACCTTTTAGATGAGTGAGTTTTTCAAGTCTGATATCATTCAAGAAGAATTGAATGAAATTAATAGAATGCAAGAAAAAATCTATGGAAGTCTTTTGACTTTCGGTTCAATGTCCCGTGACGAAAAAATTGAACACGTTGATATGCTGACAGACTTGCTGGAAAAGCAGCGAGTGATGTATACTAGACTCTCTCTTTCAGATGACCCACAAGCGGTCGAAATGAAAGAGAACCTTCGCAAATCAGTCGCAATGATGGGATTCCCACCAGAGACTGATATGCAATTCTTATTCAATAGTATGAGTGCTACAATCAAATCTCTCAAGGATTACATTGACACTTGAGACGACCACTGTTATACTATCCGAGTAAATCCAACAAATCCAACTAATCCGAGGAAATCCAAATGTCTTTTGCTGATCTTAAGAAGCAATCTAAACTGGGCTCCCTGACCCAAAAACTGGTCAAGGAAGTCGAAAAGATGAACAATGCAGGTAGTACAGGCGATGATCGTCTGTGGAAACTGGAAGTAGATAAAGGTGGTAATGGTTATGCCGTTATTCGTTTCCTGCCTGCCCCTGACGGTGAAGATCTGCCGTTCGTCAAACTGTACTCCCATGCCTTCCAGGGTCCTGGTGGATGGTACATTGAGAACTCTCTGACCACTCTGGGTCAGAAGGATCCTGTGTCTGAATACAACACGATGCTGTGGAACAACGGCACCGATGCTGGTAAGGATGCCGCACGTAAGCAGAAACGCAAACTGACTTACATTGCTAACATCTATGTTGTCAAAGACCCTGCTAATCCTTCCAATGAAGGCAAGGTGATGCTGTACAAGTTTGGTAAGAAGATCTTTGATAAGATCACTGCCGCAATGCAACCTGAGTTCGAGGACGAGGAAGCAATCGATCCGTTCGACTTCTGGCAAGGTGCTAACTTCAAACTGAAGGCAAAGAACGTTGCCGGTTATCGTAACTATGACTCTTCTGAGTTCGCACGTCAGGATGCACTGCTTGACGATGATGATGCAATGGAAGCAATCTGGAAGAAGGAATACTCTCTCGAAGAGTTTGTTGCTGCCGACCAGTTCAAGTCCTATGATGATCTGAAGAAGCGTCTTGATTATGTTCTTGGTATCAAGGGTACTCCTAAGTTTCAGGATCAAGAAACTGTTGAAGAGGAAGAAGAGTTCCGTCAACAGAATCGTGGCGAGAGCAATCCTATGCCTCAGTCCATGAAGGAAGAACTGAACTCCCTATCTAGCAGCAGTGGTGGATTCAATGATCCTGATATCACTCCTACAAAGTCTGACGACGATGATGATACCCTCTCATACTTCGCAGCACTCGCAGCAGACTAAATGAGATGGACCTACGAGAGGGTCTGCCTGACCCTCTTGGTTATTGCTACTTACTATGGTTTAATATTCAAACAAGAGACTTCGGTCTCTTTTTTTTATGAATTAGTGACTCTCGTGTTTTCTGTTCTTATTACAGTATCACTAACGTACTCTGAAGAACGTCCATAAATCATAATTTCTCTCATATCATTAAGGAACTGTTGTAGATATGAAGGTTTTAGTAAGTAAATAGAAGATTTTTCATTATTTTTTCTAACCTCATATTCATAGTTACTTACACTAACTACAGGATTCAGATTTCCTAATGGGTCACTTGGATTTGGAATAGAGAAGTTTGAATCAACAACTTTACCTGCAGGAAGAATTAATCTACCTTGTGCATCTTTTACTTCGGTTGTTTCGTAGTGATGAACAGATGTTAGTCCAATTACACCATACTTATTTTCTGCATACTTATAAAGATCACGGTTTGACAGAGGCCATTGATCTCTAACTCTTGTAATATTTGCAGTCATCAGAACAACCCAATCGAGTTCTGAATCTCCATAAAATTCTCCTGCAACTGTATCAGGTCTTGCACCATCTACAATTTCATATTTCTCAAAGACAGTGAATACATTTTGCAAGTCATCACGCAACTTATTTCTTCTGAATAAGTTTTTAACCCTCAGATAGTTCTGTGATGAATTACTATCCGAAAGAAAGGATTGATAATCAACTTCTGGTAGTTCTCTGAAGTATCCCATTTTAGTAACCTACTCCTGATCCTGAGACCTCTGTATAGTCAACATCATAAACTGGTTCAATTTCTTTGAAACTTAAGTCCATAACCATAGAAACTGGTGTTCCGTCTGGATAAGTTGCATATGTTCCATCAGCAGT